TTGGGTTTTTGAGAATGGAGTTGGTAAACAAGTCAACAAGACAGGTATTTGATTATACTGGCGATTTTCAATGGCAAGTATACCAACAAAATCCTGAAAATGCTGCAATAAAATGGGAGGGTGGAGACTTAGGTTCATCTGAAGGAGAAATATTCCTACAAATAACAAACAAATACACCCTAAAGGAAGGTGATTACTACACACTAAAGCTTATTGATGACGATGGGTTAATTTACAGGGATATTGTATTTTGTACAGACCAAACAGACTTTCCTAAGTACAATCCCAATAAAGATAAATACACACAAGAAGATAGCTTCGATGATAGCTACATTATATTATGAAAGACGAAAGCACAATACATATTGTACAGTTAGGTTCTTACTCTAAACCAGAGGTAAAGGAATACTATAACGAGGATTGGGTATCTTACGGAGATGATAATGATTATTTTAATTATCTTATAGATAGATACAACGGAAGTCCTACTAATAACGCTGCTATTAACGGCATATCTGAAATGATTTATGGAAGAGGTCTTGATGCAACTGATAGTAAAGAAAAGGAATCGGACTATAAAGAAATGAAGGAGCTTCTTAACAAGAATGTTATTAAGCGCATAACCCATGATTATAAAATGATGGGTCAGGCTGCTCTTCAAGTTATATACACAAAAGACGGCTCTAAAATAGCTAAGGTAGCACACATACCAGTAGAGACGTTAAGAGCCGAGAAATGCAACTCTAAAGGCGAAATAGAAGGGTATTTCTATCATAGTGATTGGTCTAAATACAGGTCAAGTGATAAACTCACAAGAATACCTGCTTTTGGCACTTCAAAACAATCTATTGAGATATTGTACATAAAGCCATATAGAGCTGGTTACAAATACTATTCTCCAGTAGATTATCAAGGAGGTTTACAATATGCCGAACTAGAAGAAGAGATTGCCAACTATCACATAAATAATATTCAGAACGGACTTTCTCCAAGTATGCTTATTAACTTTAATAATGGTACTCCAGATGCAGAGCAAAGGGATGCTATTGAAACAAGCATAATGAATAAGTTTAGCGGTAGTTCTAACGCAGGTCGTTTTATACTAGCGTTTAACGATAGTAAAGAGCTTGCAGCTACTATTGAGCCAGTACAGCTATCAGATGCTCACCAGCAGTATCAATTCTTATCAGATGAGAGTATGCGTAAGGTAATGGTATCACACCGTATAGTATCACCTATGCTTGTAGGTATAAAAGACAATACAGGTCTTGGGAATAACGCAGAAGAATTACAAACTGCTTCTGTTCTTATGGACAACACAGTTATAAGACCAATGCAGGTTACAATACTTGATGAGCTTGAGAAGATACTTGAGTACAACGGAATAAATCTTGATATCTATTTTAAGACGCTACAACCCCTTGAATTTACTGACTTGACTAATGCTATAAGCGAAGCCGAGATAGAGAAGGAAACAGGCGTTAAAAAGGATATAGAAGAGGAAGTCAAGGAAAAGGTAGAGGAACAAATTGAAAATGTAGAATAAAATGCCATCAGCACTATTTATAAAAAGAAGCGACCTAATAAACAATACGGCACTTAGCGGTAATATAGATACTGATAAATTTATTCAGTTTATCAAAATAGCGCAGGATATACATGTTCAGAACTATGTAGGTTCAGGTCTATATGATAAAATATCAAATGATATTATAGCTGGTACATTATCTGGAGATTATCTAAACTTAGTAAATGACTACATACAGCCGATGCTTATTCACTTTGCTATGACCGAATACCTACCATTTGCAGCATACACTATTGCTAATGGCTCTGTTTATAAAAAAGGAGCTGAGAATAGTACTATCGTGAATAAAGAAGAGATTGATTCTTTAATTGCAAAGGAGAGAGATTATGCCGAGTATTACACTCAGAGATTTATAGATTACATGAGCTTTAATGCTCCAAGTAAGTTTCCTGAGTATTACAACAGCAGCAATGATGACGTTACACCAGATAAAAATGCCTTGTTTAACGGATGGATGCTGTAAGTAAATATAAACCTAAGAAAGATAACGAAAACAAATTGAAGTGTTACTTAAATATTAACACTTCTGGTAATAAAGAAAAAAAGATAAATAATGGCAAGTTTAACAGGTAATAAGATAAAGGACACTTACAAGGGTCTGATAAAGACTACTGATAACGCTGAATTAAGCGCAACTGCAAAAGAGCTTACTGATGGTAATGGTAATGGTTCTGGTGTTACACTAGACAATGCTGGTAATGTAACAGCTACATCTTTTACAGGTGATGGTTCTGGTCTTACTAACTTGCCTAGCGGTGCTGTATCTAGCGTAAATACCCAAACAGGAGCTGTTGTACTTGACACCGATAATATTGCGGAAGGGAGTGCTAATCAATACTTCACTACTGTAAGAGCAGTAAACGCAGTTACAGGTGGTAATTTAGATATGGGTAGCTACAATGTAACTACCACAGGAAAGATTTACTTTGCCAATGTATTTAGTACAGAGGGAGATTTACCAAGTGCATCTACATATCATGGAATGTTCGCACACGTTCACGCAACAGGTAAAGCATACTTTGCGCATAGTGGTTCTTGGCACAAATTATTAGATGAAGATAGCAGTAACACAGATGACTTATCTGAAGGTAGTACTAATCTTTACTATACAGATGCTAGAGTAAGCGCAAATAGTGCAGTAGCTGCCAACACAGCAAAGACAGGTATAACAACGGCACAAGCTAACGAAATAGCTGCCAATACTTTAAAAACAGGTATCACACAAGTCCAAGCAGATGCAATTGTAGACAATACAGCTAAAGTGGGCATAACGCCTACACAAGCGTCTGAAATAGCAGCAAACACTCTTAAAACGGGTATAACTACTTCTCAAGCAGACGAAATAACGGCTAACACCGCAAAGGTAACAAGAAGAACAGTTATCGCAGGAGGCAACACTTTAGCCTCATCAGAAGATTTAACTTTTGTAGCAGGTTCTAACGTTACGATTACTGAATCTGGTGGAGATGTAACTATATCTTCTTCAGGAGGCGGAGGAGGCGGTGGTGGAGACATTACTGCTGTTACTGCTGGAAGCGGTTTAACTGGGGGCGGAACAACAGGAGACGTAACCCTTGATGTTATTGGCGGTACAGGTATTACAGCTAACGCAAATGACGTGGCTATTGATTTTAGTGAGTTCGATACAGACAATATTACAGAAGGTACTACAAATAAGTTTACAACTGCCACCAACATTACTAAGCTAAGTAATATATCAGTTAGTCAAGCAGTAGACCTTGACGCAATGGAAAGTGATATTGCTACTAACACAGCTAAAAACACTTATCCATCTATCGATGCTACCAAAGTTGGTCATATTGCTGTAACACAATCAGTTGATTTAGATGCTATTGAAACAGCTGTTACCGCTAACACAGCTAAAGTAACCCGTAGACCAATTACGGCAGGTGGTAATACCCTAGAAACATCAGAAAGCCTTACACTTTCTGCAGGAAGTAATGTTACAATTACAGAAGCTGATGGCACTGTTACTATTGCTTCATCAGGTGGTGCAGGTAGTATTGATTTAGGCACATCTACAACAACAACATCTGTTGATATAACAAATTCAGGCGGTACAGATGCTACTATAAGTGAAGCAAGTGGTACAGCAGCAGGCGTTATGTCTACTGCACATCACGACAAACTAGATGGTATAGCAGCAGGAGCAGAAGTTAACCCGACAAATACAGATGGATTAACAGAGGGTTCTAGTAATCTTTACTATACAGAAGCTAGGGTATCTGCGAATACAAGTGTAGCAGCTAATACTGCTAAAAACACTTACCCAACCGCAGATGCAAATAAGCTTTCTGGTATTGAAGCTGGTGCAGAAGTAAACCCAACAAGCACAGACGAGTTATCTGAAGGTTCTACAAACTTGTATTATACTGATGCTAGAGTATCTGCAAATACTGATGTAACAGCTAACACAGCTAAAGTAACACGCAGACCTGTTGTTGCAGGTGGTAATACACTTGATACTTCTGAAACACTAACTTTTGCAGCAGGAAGTAATGTAAGTATAACTGAAGCAGCAGGTACAGTAACCATTTCATCATCAGGCGGTTCAGGTGGTGGAGATATTACAGCAGTAACAGCAGGAGATGGTCTAACAGGTGGTGGCACAACAGGAGATGTAACACTAAATGTAGCAGGTGGCACAGGTATTACAGCAAACGCAAATGATATTG